ACAAGCAGAACTAGTTAGTGTCAGTGCTGTCAATGCCAGAATTCGTTTCATCATACTCAAAATAATCTTTACGGTAGTAGCGTCCGAGGATGTTGCCATTATAGAAGGCAGGGGTGCCATCTGTCAAGCTTTCCGTCAGAACACTGTGTAAGAAGAGTTGGCGGGTCTCCTCGTAGTTGACTCGTCCTGGTGTGGTGTGTAAGGAGAGGATTTCTCTAGCAAAAGACTCCCGTCCATACTGTTTAATATCCTCTTTAAGCTCTGGACAACTTCCAAAGTACTTTCTCCAGTCACTCTCACTTGTAACTCTTCGCCGCTTGCCAGTAGTATTATTACTTCTAGGCTTTCGTTTTTGCCAGAAGTATTTTCTACCGATGTAGGAACGGTTGGTGGTGCTACAGGTAATTTTGTAAACAAAACCATAGTTGTCCCCAATAAGAGACCCGTCAAAGACGCTGCCATGATAGATCCAGGGATTTGGATACTCTTTATTTTCTGCCACATACTCATGATTTAACCTCTAATATTTATGGTTCGTCAAATAAGATCTGATTGATATAATCATTAGCCCACACGTCACCAAAATATTTGGCAAGGATGCGTCTAGTTTTGTCGTTAAGTTTTTGATTTTTACAGTATTGTATCTGCCCGTCGTATCTTAAATCTGCTCCATAGTTATCTCTATCAGATCTCCATACAGCACCAGCATATACATCTAGATATTGATCAACAACACGACAGAAAGTATTTCTTTCATCGTCTGTTCTCAGACTAGCAAACTTACAGTATGGAGAAAAGATGTTGCCCCATGAAGGTACATCCCTGTTATTCTCAAAACTAAAAAATCTACTGATGTCAGCAATATCATCATATATTAGATGACCGATACCATCTACGGGAGAGATATCTGTGATAGCAGCACTAACATTATTGTTATTAGCAACAATATCTGCGCCAAAGATTGGCAAATTAAACTCAGGATCTGGATACCAGATACAATGTAAGATATCAAGTGGTCCTAGAGTAGCAATCTCTAAGTGTACCTTGCGTAAACCAGTACAACTAAACATTTCATTATGAATGTTTAGATTTCCATCTTCAGTTTCCTTATAAACTTTTTCAAATTTATCATCAACATCTAATGGCTCTACACATGGTAGAGTTTTTTGATGCTTACGAATAATCTTAGCAAGATCGTCAATTATTAATCCCATGGGTCACGTATTTGTATTTTATTGCCTGTAGTTGAAATGCTTTTGCTAGACTTGACGGACCCCTTGAGAGGAGATCTCTCTCCTCCTGACTGGGTAGATTTGTCTGTAGGAGGTCTTCCCTCCAACCAGGTAAAGAGTAGTTTGTCACAACTGAAAACCAGCGAACGTATCTTTTTCAACATCTTGCTTAATGCTCCCAATTAAATATGATTCTACTTCTGTTTCCTGAGGAGCAACTTGCATACCTTTAGAAGATAACCAGTGCTCTGTCCATGGAAGAGGGTTATTACTAACAGGAGTATCAAAGATTGCCTTCAATCCAATAGACTTTAGACGACGATTAGCAGTCCACTCAACATACTTAGCAAGAAGTTTGTCATTAAGACCAATAAGAGATCCATCTCGGAACAAATACTCTGCCCAAGACTTCTCTTCTTCTACACACTCACGGAACATCTGATAGACATTCTCTTCCTCTTCCTTAGCAATCTCAACCATCTCAGGATCATCACCTTCCAACCACTTTTTGATAATGTTCTTGGTAATAGTCATGTGTTGACTCTCATCTCTAGCAATGAGACCAATAATCTTAGCAGATCCTTCGAGAAGTTTGAGTTCACCAAAAGCAAATGAACAAGCAAATGATACGTAGAAACGAATGCCTTCTAGAATATAGACATTGACCACAGCACGATACAATTTACGCTTGAGTTCACGAAGTTCTATCTGTGCTGTTGGAACTTCATCCAAAGCATGTTCCCATTGATTACCAGCACCCCATTCCTGTGCTGCCTGTAGAAACTCATCATAAGCACTAGTAACTGACTGTGCTCTAGCAAGAATCCTGTCATCATCTAAGATTTTATCAAAGACATCAGAAGGATCAGCATATACATTCTTGATAATGTGGGTGTAGGAGCGACTATGGATCATCTCCATGGTCTGCCAGATATTCATGGCACCCTCAAGCTCGGGTAGGCTGCAATAAGGCATGAAAGCCATGCCAGGACCACGACCTTGTACAGAGTCAAGGAGGATTTGATACTTAAGGTTCGACGTGAAGATGTGTTTCTGTGCATCATTTAAAATTTGATAATCAGCGCGATCTTTTTGAAGAGATACCTCTTCAGGACGCCAGAAATAACCTAGTTGTTGCTGTGTAAGTTTATCAAACACAGGGTACTTAAACTTATCATATCTCTGAACCCCAAGAGGGGGTCCAAAGAACATTTTTTGCTTGGTGCTGTCAACAATGCTCGTATTAAACACCGTCATACCATCTACTTGACTACGCATTTGATTATTTGTTCTAAATTTTGCAACTGTCACAGTCATCCTCCTCGGTTTCTAAAATTTCTGATAATAAATCTTGGACTTGATTTGGTTTCTCATCAATAGCATCTAACAAATCATCTTTGTTATCATATGTGTTTTGATAATAAGAAGTTTTCCATCCATACTTGTATGTCTTCAGGAAATCACCTGCCATAACAGATACTGGGACCTCATTATTGTCATAGTTCTCTGGATTATAACTCCAGTTGCCAGAAATTGCCTGATCAAAGAACTTCTGCATAGCAGCGACAACTTTAATGTATCCATCGTTGCCCTTCATATCCCATAGAAGAGTGTAATTATTCTTGAGAGTACCATACTGAGGAACGATCTGTTTGAGTGGTCCTTTTTTAGACTTTTTAGTGGACAGATATCCTCTAGGTGGCTCGATTCCATTAGTTGCGTTTGACACAACGGAACTGCTCTCTGAAGGCATCTGTGCGGACAGTGTTGAGTGCCTAAGACCGTAGGTAGCGATAGATTCTCTAAGACTTTCCCAATCATGATTCAATTCCGTTCCACAGAACTCATCGATATCACGCTTGTAAGTGTCGATTGGGAGGATACCGTCTGCATACTTGGTTCTATCAAAATATCCACACCTGCCCTTCTCTTTAGCGATGGCATTACTTGACTTGAGCAAGTAATATTGGAAAGATTCAGACAAGTCGTGGACGAGTTTCCATGCTGCGGGATCATCATAGTGTTCTCCATTTTTTGCTAGGTAATGTGCGAGTCCGATATAACCAATACCAAGAGATCTACGATTCTTGGTGCTCAATTCTGCTGCTTCTACTGGATACTCCTGATAATCTACCAGTTCCTCCAGACCACGAACAGCAAGATCACAAATTTCTTCCAGTTCATCTTTCTTTGATACCTTACCTATGTTAACAGCAGACAAGATACACAAAGCAATCTCACCGTTAGGGTCATCGATATGCTGAAGTGGTTTTGTTGGGAGAGTGATCTCCTGGCAAAGATTACTCATGTAAACTTTGTCCTTAAAGGAAGAATGTGCATTACAATGGTCAATATTCATAAGATATAACCGACCAGTCTCTGCTCTCTCCTTCAGAATATCTAGGATAAGTTCCTGTGCCCCGATAGTCTTTCTCGGAACAGACTGATCTGATTCATAGTCCACATAGCGAGCGTCAAATGCATCAGTACCAAAAGCATCATAGAGACCTGGTACGTCATGCGGTGAGAAGAGGCTAATCTCTCCATTCGCAATGAAACGTTCGTAGAAAAGTTTTGAAATTTGGATTGAGTAGTCAAGTTTCCTCACTCGATTGTCTTCTGTTCCTTTATTGTTCTTAAGAACAATAATATCTTCTATTTCCTGGTGCCAGATAGGAAAGTGAACTGTAGCAGAACCACCTCTGATGCCGTTTTGAGTGCAACATCTGACAGTGCTTTCAAACTTTTTAAGGAAGGGGACAACGCCTGTGTGTTGTACCTCGCCGCCTCTAATCTTAGAATTGATGCCACGAATTCTGCCTGCGTTAATACCGATACCAGCCCTTTGTGCGACGTACCTACCAATAGCCATATCGCTGCTAAAGATACTATCGAGGGAGTCATTAGCATCAACGAGAACACAAGATGCAAATTGACGGAGCGGTGTCCGAACTCCCGCCATGATTGGCGTTGGGATGTTGATCTTGTGCTTGCTGATTGCGTTGTAGTATCGTCTGACATAATCCAGTCTAGTCTCTGTAGGATAATTTTGGAAAAGAGTTGCCGCAATCATCATGTACATGTATTGAGGAGTCTCATACATTTCACCACAACTACGATCCTGAACAAGATACTTATCTACAACCTGGCGAAGACCAGCGTATGTAAACAACATATCACGATCATGATCCATATAGGAATCAATCTTGTTCCACTCTTCCTGAGTATATTTACGCAAGATACTATCATCATACACACCAGTTGAAACACATTTCTGTGCGTGATCCAACACCGTAGGATAACCTTGAACCCAATCAGGTCCAAAAACTTGCTTGCGAACTGCGAATAAAAGTAAGCGAGCAGCAACGAACTGATAGTTAGGATTGTCCAAACTAATCAAATCACTAGCAGAGCGAACAAGGATTTCTTGAATGTCGCTTGTCTTAATTCCATCAAAGAACTGGAGACCCGAACTCATTTCCACCTGAGAGGCACTCACACCGCCCCCTAGACCCTCACATGCCTCTTCTACCATCTTATGGATCTTATCAAGGTTCAACGCCTCTACAGCGCCGTCTCGCTTCTGAACTTTAATACCATGTCCGTTTGTCATACTTTCTTCCAGTCGTTTAATTTAAGGGTTGCTTCTAATCCAGCATAGACATTAGAGTCTACCATGTTCTGAACGTCGTGTCCAGCAAGGAACATATCGTTTATGTCCTTTTCCTGTATCTTCTTTGGCCAAATGACTACCTTATCCCCTTTGCTAATAACTTTAGAGATTCGGTTGACGATTTCTTTGTTGCGTGGTTCATTATCAAATACCCAGATGTAATTGTTCCAACCAAATGTTCTAACATCAGCATCAGATCCTGCCATAGCAACAGAATTACTGAGGAAGGTAGCATCAAATGGTCCTTCCACAATGTATACAGGTTTGTCGTCTTGTATTTTATCCAGTCCGAAGATCTTTGGGTGTTCTTCGTCTAGCATGATCGTTATATATCTTAGTTTTGCCTTAGGGGCGAGCGATCTGCCTTGGTATCCAAACAGGTTACCTTCTTTGTCTCGGAATGGAATAATAATTCGAGCACTATCTTGTCTAAGGGTATCAAACATCTTCTTTTGCTCAT